GGGCTATTAATTGCAAAACTGAAACATAAAACAAGTGAGCTTACAAGGGAAATGAAAAATGCCGAAAATAGCAACTCTTGATGAATTCTGGAATGATGTAAAACACGGTGTTTATAACTTCACGAAAGACGGAAAATGTGTTTCCTGCGGAAACTGCTGTACTGCAATACTTCCTGTTACGAAAGAAGAAATAAAAGTAATAAAGCGTTATATAAAGCGGAAACATATCAAGCCTGTAAAGAATACTAACGTCGATTTTGATTTGACTTGTCCGTTCAGAAACAACACCGAAAAGAAATGTAATATTTATGAAGTAAGACCTACAATTTGCCGCGATTTCAAATGTGACAAGCCGCAGAAATTGATAGACGAAACAAAAGAAAAATATAATTATGATAACAGATTTCATACTGTAAACATGAGGAGTATATTTTAATGAAAGATTTAAAAATCTCGGAAACAAAGTTTTTTCCAAAACCTAATGCAATTTTTAAGGAAGTTAAAAAGTTTTCCAATGATTATTGGAAAGGCTGGGGCTTCAATGGACTCTTTGTTGTAGCAAGTGCAGCAATCATGCAGGATGGAAAAGAGTGGCTTCATATATCTTTTTCAAGAAAATCAAAAATGCCAACTTATACAGATTTACAACTTGTAAAGCGTGAATTTATCGGAAATGATAAAAAGGCGATAATGGTTTTTCCTGAAGAAGAAAATTATGTAAACATACATCCGAACTGTCTGCATTTATGGTATTCTTCTGAAAATCCTATTCCAGAATTTTCAGAAGAAAAGGGAACAATTTAAAATATAAACAAGAAGGATAAGAAAAATGGAACGTATTAAAATGTTTAGAGACAGTTTTCAAAACTGGAAAAATAAAGAAATCCCAAAAGCTCAGTTGATTTTGACTGATATTCCTTATCAGCTTGGAACAAATGCATACGGTTCTAATCCTAAGTGGTATGAGGGGGGGGATAATAGTAATGGCGAAAGTAAATATGCAAAGAAAGAATTCTTTGACACTGATTCTAAAACCGGATTTAGAATTCCAGAGTTTTTTCACTTCTGTTCTAATCTTCTGAAGAAAGAACCCAAGGACAGGAATTCCGCTGGCTGTATGATTTTATTTTGTGCCTTTGAGCAGATTGAAGAATTAAAATATTATGCAAAAGAATATGGATTTCCAAACTCTCAGGTTTTTATATTTTATAAGAATTATTCAGCTCAGGTTCTTAAAGCAAATATGAGGGCTGTAGGGAACTTTGAAACGGCAGTTTTATTTTATCGTGATAAATTGCCGAAGTTCAGAAACAACGGAAAAATGGTATTTTTATGTCAGCCTTGGATTGATGATAGGTCAACTCCTAAAGTACACCCGACACAAAAGCCGGTTCCGCTTCTGGAGCATTTAATTAGTTTGTATACTGATGTTGATGATGTTGTAATTGATTGCTGCGCTGGGAGTGGTACAACGCTTTTAGCAGCCGGAAACCTTGGAAGAAGAGCATACGGATTTGAGTTGAAAAAAGAATTTGTTGATGGCTTTTATGAAAAACTTTTCCCTTTAATTCAAGAGGATATGTTTACAAAGGCAGAACGCGAAGAAAAACGTGCTGAAAAATTAAGCTTGTTCAGTAATGCAGAATTAGAGAAGTGTAAATAATTTAGTAAAAAGTTATTGACAACACAACAAGATTGTGCAATAATGAAAATACGCAGGAACGACAACTGCAAAGGAGTAGAACTTGACCAACGAAAGAAAATCAATTGCTCAGCTTGTAAGCAGTCAGCATGAGCAGTCAGAAGAAACGGAATTTTATCCGTCAACACAAGAAATAGTAAACAAAGCCGCTGAATGGATTTCTGAACACGGAACAGACGTTTATTCCGTTCTTGATATAGGCTGCGGAAACGGTGCTTTTTTTGAGAAGCTAGATAAAACAGATTTCTTCTATAACGATGATTACAAACATAAAAACCACTTTTCAAAATTACATCAGCATTATAAAAAATATGGAATGGAAAAATCTTATATTCTTGCAGAACAGTTGCCGGAAGATGTAATTCTTTTAGGTTCAGATTTCAGAACAAATACTCTTATTGATAAAAAAGTAGACTGTATTTTCTGCAATCCGCCTTATTCAGAATTTGAAGAATGGGCTGAAAAGATTATTCTTGAAGGAAATTCAAAGAAAATAGTTCTTGTAATTCCTGAACGGTGGCGCAATTCTGAAAGAATAAAACTTGCACTTGAAAAAAGAAAATATACATTTGATTCAATCGGATTCTTTGATTTTCAGAACGCAGAACGAAAAGCTCGTGCAACCGTTGAAGTTATAGGAATAAGACCTGACGCAGAATGTATATACGGTTCAAGATACGACAAAAACGTAACAGATCCGTTTGATACCTGGTTTGATAATACATTTTCACTCAATGCCGAAAAAATAAAGGAACATGAAAGCGAATGGGAGAAAAACCATAAACACAAGCAGGAAATCATCGAAAAAGGTGACACAGCTGAAATGCTAGTAAAATTCTACAATGACGACATGGAAAAACTCTATAATAATTACAGAGCTTTAGAAAAACTTGACGCTGAAATATTTGAAGAATTAAAGGTTGATGTTCCTATGCTTAAAAAGTCACTCAAAGAACGGCTTCAGGGCTTGAAACATCTTTATTGGGATATGCTATTCAAGCGTTATGATAAAATTACAAGCCGCCTTACAACTAAGGGACGTCAGAAAGTAACAAACCGTTTAAACGATAATACTGCAATAGATTTTACGCTTGAAAATATATTTCAGCTTACTATGTGGATAATCAGACATTCAAATACACTTTTCGACCAGCAGATAACAGAATTCTTCTTTGATCTTGCAAAGCCTGAAAATATTCACCGTTATAAATCTAATAAAAGGTGGAATGATTCAGACTGGAAATACTTGAAAGAGCAGTGTTTTGAATACGGAAGGTTCAGAACGGATAAAGCAATTAAAACGCTTTCAAACATTATGCTTGATTACAGAATTATCGTTTCAGACTGGCATAATTTTGAAATGGACTGGTATAAATGCCGGCTTTCAGGTTCATGTCTTGATTTTCTTTATGATATGAGTGTAATTGCTGAAAACTTAGGATTTCCGCTTGATTTGAACATACCTGGAAAATATGATGATATAGAGCTTTCAGATTGGCAGAACCGTGATATTTATACACGGAAGGGTGAACTTTTTTGCAATCTTAAACTTTACAAAAACGGAAACAGACATATAAAATTCTGCAAAGAGTTCATGCAGAAACTTAATGTTGAAATGGCAAGAATTAATAAATGGATAAACTCAAAAGAAGAAGCAAAAGAAGAATTTGGGTATTCAGAAGCTGAAATAAATAAATTCTGGAATAACAACTTAAAGATAGGAATATCTGAGGGGAAAAGTCTTTTAGGGTTGCCGGAGGTTATCAAGGTTTAATTTTTGTAAGTAACACCGTATGGTGCACAAAGACTTCTTTTATGGAGTTTTATAAGGAGGCAGAAAAATGAAAATTGTTTTAATTGCGGTTTTATGGATTTTAGCCATATTTTCAATAGCTTATGCAATAGAAATTGGAATTGTTGAGGCTTGGAAATATATTAAGAAAAAAGAAGGAAAAGATGATTGATTTAAATTTTATTTCAAAGATTATGAGTTTTTAAACGGATCGTCTTGTGACTGCTGGAGATAATAAGGAGATAATAAAATGACAATATACGTTGCCGGAAAAATAACAGGACTTTCAAAAGAAGAAAGCGATAAAAAGTTTGAAGAAGCAGCAAAAAAGTTACGAGAACAAGGTCACCGGGTCTTTATTCCGACTGTTTTACCTGCTTATGACGAGGTTTCTCACGATGATTATTTACATATTTGCTATGCACTGATTGATATTTGCGAATGTGTTTATATGCTCAAAAACTGGCGGCAAAGTGACGGTGCAAAAAAAGAACGATTGTATGCTACAACTAAAGGAAAGGTGATTCTTTATGAAGATGAATCAACCAGGGAAAAGGAATAAAATGAATGCTTCAAAATTCTGTTTTATATCGGCTTTTGTTGTTTCTTTAATTCTTGACGTTGTGTTGTTTTACATAAACTTTCAGACTTTAAAAAAATTTGAAGATTTTATGAAATACCAGGAAGCTGTGAATTCAAACAGTTTTGAAACAAACAAGAATCAGGATAAGGAAATCCGAATTATGAAGCAGGATAATGAGGTTTTCTGGAATCTTGTTTTATATAAAGATTTTGAAAAGGAGATAAAAGAAAAATGACAATGCAAGAATTATCAGAAGAAATGCGAAAAGAACGAGCAAGATGTTCTACCCATTGTGGAATTTGGAACAGTGAAGATAGAGATTGCGAGATTTACGGTGAACTACATTGCCCACCGTCAAAGTGCAGATATTTCTTAGCAGCAGAAGTTGCAAGAAGAAATAAGGAGATAAAAGAAAAATGACAGAAGAAGAATTGAAACAGAAATGCAAAGAAAGGGCAAAAATCTTTCAACAGGCTATGGAAAGTTGCCATAGTTCAAGTCCTATAGATTGCATTGAATGGTTTGCAGATAGAATTGCAGAACTTGAAAAAGAAAACGCAGAACTGAAAAAGCGAGTAGATAACTTATATAATTCTGATTGTTGGGCAAGTGAACAACTCACCAAAGCAAAAGAAATAATAAGAGAGTTTGTAGAATGGGCTACTTGGCAAGGTAATAGCAAATGTCCGAGTTTTAAGAGCATACAAGACAAGGCAGAGCAATTCTTAAATAGCGAGGTGGAGAAATGATTTGTCCGTACTGCAGAAAAACTATGATGAAATGTAAGCGAGTTGGAAGCGTTTACTATTGGTGTTCTTGGTGTGCTATTGAGATTGAAAGCACATCTGAATAAGGAGTAACTATGTTTGAGAAAGAAGCGGAAGAGTATGCAGATAAAAATTCTGGAATAAGAAGTTTGCCGATACACGAAGCGTATGCCAGAGGTCTTGAAGAAGGTTTTCAAGACGGTGCAGAGTTTGGCTATAACAAGGCGAACGAATGGCATTATATGAAAGATGTAAACTGTTATGAAGATTTACACTTTCCACCAGAAGAAGAACAAAAAGGCAGAGTTCTTATTTGGAAAGTCCAAGTTATTACTGAAAAGGGAATTAAACAACCTGTGTGTTATCATTGTGGAAGTTATGATGATTTGTGGTATGAAATGAATGCTTATCACGTTATCGCTTGGAAAGAAATTGTACTTCCAGAACTAAAGGAGAATAAATATGAATGAATTGGAATTATCCGGGTTTGTTAATCTAATTAATAAAATAAAAGAATCCGAGCAAACAATTACAATTTCTGAATTTTTCGACAGTTGCATAAACAAAGCTGAAGAAAATTATATCAAAAAATGGTTTATGGAATTTAAATGTCAGATTGAAGAAGAATTGAAAAAATATGCAGCTGAACGTTCTTTTTCAATAGATTACATATTAAGAAACAATCGTGTAGAACGAACGGAAAACGGTTTAATTGTTTTATTAGGAAAGAAAATAAAGTACAAAGATAAAATATTTGAACTTTATTTTCCTTCAGAATTTAACGATAATTTTATACTTTCAAGGAGTATTTATTGATGTTTGAAGTTGATTTAAATAATGGGATATTCAGGGAAATAGATTTGAACAAACCAGTATATTGTTCAAAATGTGGAAAAGAAATTAAAAGAGGGAAAAATTGCAATTCGATAAATTTACAAATAGATGTTCATTCTTGTGGGTATGCTTTTTGTAAGAAATGCAAAAAAAAGTTGAACGATTTCGCAGCTCAAAGATTGGCTAAATATGAGAAAAAATTAGTTGACGCTTTTATAAACGATTAAAAGGAGTGATATATGACAGATGAAGAAAGAAAATTATATAGACAATGGTTGGAAGAAAATGGTGGTGAAGAGGGAGCTTTGTATAAAACTTTTCCAGATGAAGAGTTAGAAAAAATATTTATTTCAGCATTTAGAATGAGGATAAAAAATGAAGAAGATTGAAGATGAAGAATTGAGACAGTATGCAGATAGAATCGGACACGAAAATTATAAGAAAGAATATCTTCGTTTATATAATAAAGCGAAATTATTTCCGAATAGTCGATATTCAAAAAAAAAGAAAATTGTGGATTTAGAACAAATAAAAGAAAAATATAAAAACGGAGTTTCAAAAGAATTTATAAATGAAATGCTTGGTATAAAGGATATGAAAGAAAATGAACGAAGTAACCGAGTTTATACATCGCAGATTCCCCGATGATTCTAACTGGACTTGTGGTAACTGTTATTACTTTGCAGTTATCCTACAGGCTAGGTTTGGTGGTGAAATATTTTACGATGTAATCTGGGGTCATTTTGTAACAAAGATTAAAGGCAAGTATTACGACCATAACGGAGAAGTGGACTTGACCGACAAAATTTTAGTGAACTGGAATAATTTTGATGATTATGACAGCCTGCAGAAAATAAGAATAACGGAGGATTGCTTAAAATGACAAAACAGACCGAAGATTTTATAAAATCATTCCACCTTAGAAGATCTGACAAAATAAAACACGCCTGCGAAAACTGCACTTATTGTACAGGTTATGAATTTAAAATCGGTAAAGTCGATATTAAATGCAATAATCCGCTTGCAAAATGTATCAGCAATAAAATTGACAAAACGTGGGTTTGTGATTTATTTATTGAAAGGAAATCTGAAAATGAAAACACCAAAAGCAAGAAATAATTCAGGTGACGACTGGAAAACGCCTGACTGGTTTTACAATCAGCTTGATAAAATCTATCATTTTGATTTTGATCCTTGTCCTTATCAGGCAGATTTCGACGGATTGAAAATATCCTGGGGAAAACGTAATTTTATAAATCCGCCTTATTCAAGAAGATTAAAGGAAGCCTTTGTAAGGAAAGCTGTGAAGGAAAGCTATGAAGGAAAGCTGTGAAGGAAAGCTGTGAAGGAAAGCTGTGTGTTCTTCTCCTGCCTGTCTCAACATCAACGAAATTATTCCATGATGTAATTTTACCGAATGCAAAAAAAATTGAGTTTGTCCGGGGGCGCCTTAAATTTGAACAAAAAGACGAAAACGGCAATTTTGTTTCACGTGGAACAGGTCAGCATGATTCTATGATTGTCGTTTTCAACCAGTAAACACGTTCTTCCAACTTGTTTCCGCTTGAGTTATACTCGTTTTCACTTTATAATCAATGTTATAAAACTAACGGAGTTTACTTTTTATCTTATGATTTCAGAAACAGAAAGCCTTCCCAAATTAAGGCGGTACGGAATTCCGTATAAAGGATCCAAAAACAATATCGCCGAATGGGTTTATAAACATTTTCCAAAACAAACTAATTTTTATGACCTTTTTGCAGGCGGCTGCGCAATAACGCAGATTGCACTTATGAAAGGACATTTTCAACGCTATTTTGCAAATGACCTTGATTTTGACGGAATAACAATCTTTATGGAAGCTACTCACGGACGATTCAGGAACGAAACAAGGTGGATTTCACGCGAGGATTTTAAGGCTCTTTACGAAAAAGACCCTTATGTTAAATACTGCTGGAGTTTTGGCAACCGCGGTTTACAATACCTTTATTCAGAAGAGATTGAGCCGTGGAAAAAAGCCCTGCACTATGCACGCATTTTCGATGATTTTTCACTCCTGGAAGCGTTCGGAATAAAGACCAATAAAGTCGACAGAATCACGGTTGCAAAAAATGCGGATGAGTGGAAGAAAAAATATATTGAGTGGTACTGTAAAGAGGTTCTGTACTCTTCCCTTGATGTCCTTGAATTACAGAAAAACCTTGAAGAAAATATAAAACGGAATTCAGAGATATTAAGGAACTATCTGGTTGACGGACTGAAAAAGGCAAGAAAAAGGCCTTGCGACGTAGACCGCTATCTGGGTACTAACGGCATGGCAGGCCATTATTTTGGGAAAAGCCAGTGGTTGTTTCCGACAAGGGAAGTTTATATAAAATTACAGTCTTTTTTAGTCCTTCCTCTTGAATATGAAGAAATCTATGGCTTGCAGGAATTGCTGGAAAGTCTGGAAAGTCTGCAAAGTCTGGAAAGGCTGGAAAGGCTGCAAAGTCTGCAAAGTCTGGAAAGTCTCTCCGTGTCTAACAAGAGTTATGACGAAGTTGAAATTCTTCCATATTCTGTACTTTACTGCGATATTCCTTATTATAATACTGACGAATACACTGCAGGAGGTTTTGACCATCAGAAGTTTTATAAATGGGCTTTGCAACAGAAGGAACTTGTCATAATTTCTGAATACTATATGCCTGATGATTTTATGTGTATTGACGCTATAGAAAAATCGGTTACGCTATGCAGCGGAGGTGATGTTAAGGCTATTGAAAAACTTTTCATACCAAGAAAACAGGCGGAACTTTATAAAAAATTACTGAATAAAAAACGGTAGAATTTTTATTTCAACTTGTTTTCGGGGTAATTCGTCCATGTAAACGCAATTTTTCGTCCATGTAAACAGCGTTTTTTTATCCGCGTTTTTTCTTGTTTTATAAGGCTTTTTGTTTTATTATTTCTATGGATTATGATAAAAGTTATTAGTATAATAAAATTTGATAACGTGGAATTTTACAAGGAGGTTACGCATGATAACAGAAAAACAACAGCAAGCTCTTAATAAAGGACGGCATAAATTTACTTCAGATAATCAGCCGAAAAATAAAGGACGAAAAAAATCACAGTTAAAAGATTTTGTAAAAACGTGCAATATATCTTCAAGCGATGTGATGAAAGTTTTCCAACATCTTATTTTTGGCTCAACTGTTGAAGAGCTTAAAGAACTTGTAAAACCGGCGAATCAGGGAAGTCAGCCGGTTATTGTCATTCTGCTTGTAAAGGCGTTTCTTGAGGATATGAAAAACGGAACTTTAAGGGAAGCTAACACAGTTCTTGACCGTATTCTTGGAAAACCTATTCAGCAGCTTACGATCGAAAATGCAGTGAGCGAGATTCCAGAAGATCCGGAAGAACGGCGAAAACTTACAGAAGATTTACAGAAAGAGTTAGGAGTTTTCCGCGAAGATGTCAGCAAAGAAGATTAGTGAAGATAATTCAGAATCAGAACTTGAAAAACTTCTCTTATTGCGCCGCCTTGAAGCTGTAGACCATCACTTAAATTTCATGTCGTACACATGGCAAAATCATTCAGAACCTTTTACAATCGGCTATCATACAAGAAAGATTTGTGCTGCTATTGATTACGCAATGGAATTGTATAGAGACGGAAAATCTTCGGCTTGGGTTATAACGGTGCCGTTCCGACATGGGAAAGCTCTTGAGGTGAATACTTTAATACCAACTCCAGATGGGTTTAAAAAGATTAAAGACTTGAATCCGGGAGATTATGTTTACGGTGAGAATGGGGAGCCTGTTAGAGTAATTGCAAAATCCCCAATATGGCATAATCGAAAATTAATTAAAGTTACAGCAGATAGAGACGAGGTAATATATTGCGATGAAAAACATTTATGGAAATGTAAGTGCGATATAAGACAACAGGATTTCAAAGTTTATGAAGCAAAAGAACTAGCAAAACATCATTGTTCAAGAACTGTAAAGATGTATGAGCCTTTACAAAACGAAGAACAAAAATTATTGATACCGCCTTATTTACTTGGCTTATGGCTTGGAGATGGTAACTCAAGAAATTCAAGGATTACTGCAAACAGCGAAGATAAAGAAGTCGAAATCAAAATATTAAAAGAATTAGGCTATGAAACACACTCAGTCGCAAGCTGTCCGGACGATTATCATGTAGAAGGTTTGCACGTTCAGTTAAGAAAATTAAATCTTCTTAAAAACAAACATATTCCTATTGAATATCTTAGAGCAAGTTATAAGCAGAGATTTGAACTTTTGCAAGGTCTTATTGATACTGACGGATATGTTAGTAAAAGCATAGGACGAAAAGGAAAGAATCCTAAACTTACAGGCGGGCAATTAACTTTTGTAAACATCAATAAAACTCTTGCAGAAGATGTTACAGAGCTTGTAAGAACTTTAGGCGTAAAATGTTCCATGCGCGCATACAGAACAAAAGTTTATGGCAAAGATTGCGGCGAAGGTTACAAGGTTTGTTTTTATCTCAAAGATTGTGCAAAGTTTACAAGAAAAGCTGAAAGAACAAGAAATGCTACAAAATTTATAAATCGAAGTTTAATATTTGAACAAACAGAAAAAATCGGTGATACAGTTTGTATTCAGGTAGAAAATGAAAACGGAATGTTTCTTTGTGGAAAATCTTTCATTCCTACTCATAATTCAGAAATCCTATCAAGAAAACTTCCTGCTCATTTTTTAGGCTTATTTCCTGATTCTAAAGTAATTCTATGCGGACATACTCAGGCGCTTACAGAAGGATTTTCAAAGACTTCACGCAATTTGATCTCAACGCCTGAATACAGAAAACTTTTTCCGAATATAAAAGTTGATACAGGCTCTTCAAGCGCAGCTCACTGGATGATTAAAGACCATGAAGGCGAATGTTTTGCTTCGGGCTTGTTAGGCTCTCTTTCGGGGCAAGGTTACAATCTAGGTTTGCTTGATGATTTCTGCCGTAACCGTGCAGACGCTGAAAGTGATACTATGCGCGAAAAGATGTGGGACGCTTTTACAAATGACTTCATGACAAGAAAAGCTCCTGTTTCTATTACAATCGTTCTTGCTACTCCGTGGCACGTTGACGATATAATCGGGCGCATAAAAAAGAAATGCAAAGAAGATCCGGATTTCCCGCATTTTAATTTCCTGAAATTTCCTGCCATGAGTGATAAATACCCTGAAGGTGTTTTGTTTCCTGAACGCTTTGGAAAATCGTGGTATACACAGCAAAGAGCCGTTTTAGGTGATTATGGCTTCCAAAGTCTCATGCAGCTTGAACCAGTGAAACGTTCGGGTAATATGCTTAACACGGAATGTATTCAGAGACATCTTACAACAGCCGACTGGCCGAAGAATCTTAGATGGCTTCGAGTGTGGGACTTGGCTCATACTGCAAAGGAACGCGCAAAATCAGATCCTGACTGGACAAGCGGAACACTTCTTGCCTTTAATGAAATTGACGGACTTCCTCATTTATGGATTCGTAACGTTACAAGGATGAGGCTTAATGCCCCGGAACGTGACGAGCAGATAAGGCATATTACAAATCAGGATGGCCCTTATGTAAGAATCGGTGTCGGTAATTCTTCGGACGCTAAAGATACTATTGCAACAATGAGAAAGATTTTAAAAGGCAAATATACGGTACTTTCAGTTCCTGAAAAAAAGGACAAGGTTGTCCGTGCAACGCCGCTTGAAGCTATTTTTAAAGCCGGAAACGTTCACGTTGTACAGGGCGAGCCGTGGCTTGATGACTGGATTGCAGAATTAAGCGCATTTCCTTATGGTCCGCATGACGACCAGGTGGATAATTTATCTGCAGGTTTTGCAATCTGGTCAAGTTCGGGTGTTAGCAATTCTTTGTATACGTGGTAGAATGAAATAAGGAGGATATAAAAATGGAAAAGGAAACTAAATCAGTCGAGCGCAAAGATGGCTGGATGAATCTTTTTACAGGACTTGGAACAAAAGCAGATAAAACAAAATCAACAAGGGCTGTTCCTACGGGATTTTTGTTGGACGCGGAAAAAGAAATTATTTACGCTGATGACGGACTGGGAGCGCGGATTGTTGACCTTCTGCCGGAAGATATGATGAAGCAAGGCTGGCATTATGTCTTTGAAAATGAAAAGGAAGGTTTTGATAATTATACAAAAATCTATAATCATATTTTTAAAGAAATCCGGGCAAATTACAAAATTGCTCAGGCTCTAAAATGGGCGCGTCTTTACGGCGGTGCATTGATTCTTCTGGGTGTCTACGACGGCGAATCTCTGGATCAGCCTTTGAACTTAAATAAAATCAAAGATTTTGAAAACCTTAAAATCATACCAAGAAATAACGTTATGTATGGCACTATGGAATTTCAGATGAATCCGAAATTGCCGCATTACGGGCAGGTTGAATACTATCCTGTTACATTCTACACGGGAAGACAGTATCAAATGCAGAGGGTTCATTATTCGCGAGTGATTGAACTTAAAGGAGTTGAAATTCCAAGTTCAGAAGCAAGCCTTATTCCTATGGAATTCCGTTACTGGGGTCTGTCTGTTTTTCAGAGAATCCAGGACAGACTGAAAGAACTTGGAAGTTCTTTCAGTTCACTTGCAAATCTTCTGAACGAACTGACAATCGGAAAGTATAAGTACAAAGACCTTGCACAAATTATGTCAAGTGATGAAGGCGGCGAACTTGTACAAAAAAGACTTCAGGCAATGGATCTTATGAAGTCTGTTTTCCATTCAGTTTTACTTGATACAGATGAAAGTTTTGAACGTGATACTTTGAGCTTCGGCGGTGTTTCTGATGTCATGTATCAGTTCATGATGATGACTTCGGCTGCAACCGGTTATCCGATGACAAAGCTGTTTGGAATAAGTCCAGGAGGTTTGAACTCAACCGGCGAAGCTGATATGTACCAGTATTATGACATGGTAAAGGCAAAACAGGAAACGGAACTGCTGCCGATTATTGAACGGCTTGTAAAGATAATTTCTGAATGGCAGAAGATTCCGGAACCTGAAATTGTGTTCAATCCGCTTGAGCAGATGACTGAAAAGGAACAGGCTGAGCTTGAAGCAAAAAAAGCTGATTCCGAATACAAAAAAATGCAGACATATCAGGGATATATTGATATGGGCATTATGTCGCCTAAAATTGTGGAAGAGCTTGAATTCGGTGATACGCTGCAAAAAATTGAGCAGAAAACCGGAAAAAAAGAAAACGAGCTTCCGCCTGTTGAGGATGAAAAAAAATAAAAACGGCATTATAATAAAAGGGACTGCTAATATAAAACAGTCCCTTAATTAATTTTTGGAGGAAAATAAAATGAGTTATGATAATGCAGAACCAAAAGTTTTGAAAACTTTAAATTCAAGAGGTCAGATATTAGACGACCAAGGAAATGTTATAAACGATACTTCGGATTTCTGGACTGAAAAATACAATCAGGCAGAACCAAAGCCCGATAAAATATTGCATAGTGACGGAACAATAAAAGATTCTGCAGGAAATCTTATTCAGGATACAACAGAATATAACGTGCAGAAATATAATCAGGCAGAGCCGATTCCTGCCAAATATCTACACGCTGACGGAAGTATCAGCGAAGATCCGGCTGGTAACAATAAAGTATATGCTTGGATTGATACTCAAGATAATGTTGCTTATTTTAATTTTGACGAATCTCCTGCAGATGATGTTTCTTTTGAAGCTTCAAAATTGTTGAGTATTGATTTTGATACAAAATTGAACGGAATTTCAATAATTGAAGCTTCAACAATTACCAATTATGAATCGTATACAAAAAATAGTGATACAGAATTTGAAATCGTAGTAAACGGTGTTACTCATACATATACAAGAGATGAGAGCAAGGATTTTGAATTGTGGAAATGTATTTAAATTTAAAAACATATAAAAAAAACAAAGCCTGTAAAGATTTCGACGAGGAAAGAAATGAAAATTAAAAATGAAACTGAAATTCAGCTTATGAAGATTCTCTTCAAGACAAGCGGAAAGAAGCCGACAAAAAACATAACGTCACGCCGCGCTTATCCTTACGGAGTTGAAAAAAAATATTACAGGCAGCTTCAGGGATTTTTCAAGCCTTTAACTGATTATGTCGAAAACTTTATAAATCAAAATATGGAACCGTTACTTCGGGGCGACAGCAAAGATTTACACCTAGACGCTATACCCGGAGATACGTTCCGTAATATGATTTATAACCTTGAAAACTGGCTCTCGGTTTATATGCCTGATATTTCAGAACTTCCAGAGGATAAAAATAACAACGTTATTCTTGCGGCTCTTGGAAAAACTGCTGATGAAGCTATGGAATTCGGAAATAAGGAATTTTCAAAAATGCTTGATAAGGGAATACACGTCAATTTGCCGACTTCGGCAAGCTGGTGGAATGATATGAAATCAAGCTGGGCGGAAGATAATTATACACTTATTACATCAAACGCAAAAAATTATGTTTCAAAAATAAATACACTTACAGAGCAGGCAATTGTCAACGGAATGTCGCCGAAAAAACTCAAGGAAGAAATTTATAAAGCAACTGAAGGTCTTTCTGATAAACATTGTAAATTATTAGCTCGTGACCAGATGGGAAAATTAAACGGAAACATAACTGAAGCTCAGATGCAGGAAATCGGGCTTGATTTATATGTTTGGAGTACAGCCTTTGACGACCGCGTGCGTGATTCTCATGTAGCAATGGAAGGATTATTGTGTCGATGGGACGACGCTTCTGTATGTTCTTATGACGGCGGCAAGACCTGGGTTGATAGACCTTCTGCCGCCGTTCAGTTACATCCAGGGCAGGACATACAATGCCGCTGTGTAGGATTGGCTTATTATCCTGAACTTACGGCAGAAATCGAGGGCGAGCCTATGGAATATATTCCGGCTTCAGAGACAGAAGAAAGTGTTTCTAATTTTGAAACCGTTGTTGATGAAATTAATGCACTTAAAGCCGTAAACGATGAAGATGTAAAAAATATAATTCCTATGGGAAGTAAAAGAGACATTGAAGCGGCGCGGTCTATTTACGAAAAACAGAAGGAAACGGGAACTGAAATTTATGTAGAAAAGATGATAGATCTCTCAAAAATCGTCTCAATGCAGAAACTTCTGAACCGGGATAAACTTCTTCACTTTGTAAAATATGACAAAACAAAAGAGAAAGGTGATATTATAAGGGCTGTTAATTATGGCGACAAATATGTTCTTCTGGACGGAAATCATCGTGTTGCTATGGCAATTTTAAAAAAGGGTAAACGTCTTAAAGTTGCGGTCCTAAATCCGATTGACACGGAATGAAAAATCGCGATATATTATACATAACACTTTTTTGAAAATATCTGCTTATGCAGACGAAACGGTGCTGATTTTTAATCAGTGCCGTTTTTTTTGCACAAAAGTAAAATAAGATTTTTTTTATTTTACTTTTCGGCTTAAAAATAAAACAAGGGAAATCTTCCTCTAATTCCCCTTGATTTCCCTTGAAATAATTATTGTCTACCTTTTTATACACCTTTAGAACTTTTATTAAGATTATAAATATTCTGTCTACCACTATACAAAATATACACTATACCACTATATATTTGACATTATACAGCTATACATTTGGTATAATATATTTAAAGTTTTTATAGTATTTTGTGGTTATTCTGCTTATTTCTATACGGTCTTAGACGGTGATATAACGGTGTCGAACACCGTATATACACCGTCTAAGACCGTTCGACACCGTATATATGGTGATATATGACCGTTGAACACCGTACCTACGGTGTCAGACCGTCTTGAACGGTGTCGAATAACTCTTAACTCTTAACTCTTAACTCTTAACTCTTAACTCTTAACTCTTAACTCTAAATTTAAACACTTAACGGTGAGTGACAGTTTTTGAAAAATCTGGAAAACCTAAAGACCAGAAGAAGAAACGCCGCTAAAGCGGCTAGACCTGAATTGCTAAATCGCAATTCAGGAGTGTGTGTTTTTTTTAAATTTTCATAATCTAAAAACTTTCAAAATTATTTTTAGAATTTAAATCTTTTCTTGACAACTTCTAAAATTATTGTATTATATAAATCAGCTTAATTAAGATTTTTATTTCATAAGTACCAGTTAAAGCTTGCCGGAGCTGAGACAGGAAATTGTGATATGATTTATGTCCGTTTCTGGTTTTTTGCTTGCAGGCTTTTTTTATTTTCCGGAGAATAAAAAAAAATGGGAAAATTCAACTCTGTCAACAGATTTGACAACATCGACAATTCACAGTGGATGACAATACCGTTCGAGAGAACTAACGAAGGATTTCTGCGCGGACGCGCTATTGTCACATCTATCGGTGTATTCACCTACAAGCGAAAAGACGGAACAGTTCAGCGGGAACTTAGGCTTCCTGAAGAAGTCTTTGCATTCGACACATTAAACTCAATGAAGCTGAAACCTGTTACACTCAATCATCCTAACGAACTTGTAACAAGTGAAAATGCAGACCGGCTCCAGGTAGGAAGTCTCGGAGATAATCCGACAAGTACAACACAATGGCATGATGAGCCGTGGGATAAAGTGACTGACGGAATCAACTGCGCTATTGATATGGTCATCACGAAGAAAGACGCAATTGACGCCGTTTTGAACGGCAAGCAAGCTCTTTCAATGGGCTACACCTGCGATCTCGAAGCAGCTCAACCGGGCGCTGCATGGTGCGGAATTGAGTACGATTTTATTCAGCGCAATATCCGTTATAATCACTGCGCTATTGTTGACGAGGCAAGGGCCGGTGATAACGCAAAAATAGAACTTCGAGCGGACAGTGAGGATGCTGTCCTTGAAGATATGGTTTTTTATAAAAAAACTGATGGAGGTACCCAAATGTTGAAAAAAATCAACTTGGACGGCATCGACTACGAAGCAGAGGAAACTGTCATCAAGGCTCTTCACGCTGCAAACGAACGTGCCGACAAGGCTGAAAAAGACGCCTGCGGAACCAAGAAAGAACTTGACGAAGCTGTTGCAAATGCAAAGAAAGCCAAGGACGAACTTGAGAAAAAGATTTCTGAAATCGAAGCAGAGCGCGACACAGCTAAAGAAAAGGCTGACGGCCTAGAAAAAGAAAACGCAGAACTTAAGAAAAATAATCTTGATTCTGCACGTCTTGATGAAGCAGTCAAGGCAAAAATCGAACTTCTTCACAATGCTGAAAAGGCAAATATTGAAGTTAAGGCTGATATGTCTGACATGGACATTAAGAAAGCCATTATTACTTCTGCATTCCCTAATGCAAAATTCGACGGCAAGGATGATGTATACATCCAGGCTCGTTATGACGCAACAGTGGAAATGCTTGAAGAGCGCAACGACGCAAAAAACCGCCAGGTAACTTCTGACCTTCCGCCAGAGGCTCACGCTGACGAAAACGACGCAAGAAATCGTATGATTGAGCGCATGAAGAATCACGGTCAGGAGGCAAAGTAATGAATCTCTACGGAAATCTTGACGCTGAAAAAGCAATGGCAGGTATGCTCTACGGAGTAAACCCAAACACAATCGTAACCTTTAAGGGCAAGGAAACAATCAACTTCGGTAAAGGTGTTTTTTTGAACGGTTCAAAAGACACTGTTCTTAACGGCAAGCACAATAACAAGGCAACAATTGATTTGTCTGCTTACACAACAGCAAGCAAGGATATTGTTTTGACAATCAACGGTGTTGATTTTAAAAAAACAACTACAGGAACAATTGCAACAGACGTTGCTGCAATCGTTTCTGACATCAACGATGAACTTCCAAACGTAACAGCAGTTGCAGGAACAAGTTCAGACGCAGGAAAAATCTTCTTGACTTCTGATGATGATTCTGGAATTTCTGTAAAACTTGTTTACGACGGATCTGACGCAACTTCTTCAAAAGTTACACAGACAACAGATGCCGTTTATGCAGGCGTTGCAGTTTTCCATCAGACATCAACAATCGAATCACGCGGCTGTTATGTTCCAAAAGACGCAGTTGCCGTTATGGAAAAAGGCTATATCTGGGTAGTTCTTGCTACAGGTGTAACACCAGCAATTGAAGCTGACGCTTATGTAACAGCAGCCGGAACATTTACAACTGAATCAAGTGGAAACACAAAAGTTGGTAAATTCAAATCAGCTAAAGAAGCAGGTTCTAACGGCGACGAGCTTGCTCTTGTTTCTTTGGACTAAGAGGAGATAAAAAATGGCTATTCAGACAAATAACCCAATGAGACTTGATTCTAACGAATCAGTTTTCTTTAACCGTGAGCTTTCTTACATCAAGAGCAGGTCTTACGACGCAAGATATGCTGAACTCAAAGGACTTCAGCTCATTCCGATTTCTACAGAAGCAGGAGCCGGAATTAATGAAATCGTCTTCCACCAGTACCGCGGTGTTGGTTTTGCAAAAGTTATCGCTGACTATGCAAAAGACTTCCCACGCGTTGACATTTATGGTGTAGAAAAAGCTGTAAAGGTAAAGGGAATCGGTGATTCTTACGGATATTCTATCAAAGAAATTCGCGCTTCACAGAGAACCGGCAAACGCCTTGAAGAAAGACGCGCTATTACAGCACGCCGCGCCCATGACGAAATGATGAACCGCATGGCCTTGAAGTCAAGTCCTGCTGACGGAACTTACGGCCTTCTTGACTTCCCAGGAATTACTGAAGTTACTCTTCAGAACGACGGAACAGGTTCTTCAAAGACTTGGGCTTCAAAAACACCGGATCAGATTGTCCGCGATATTAACGATATGGTAAATGCAGTAATGGAACCGACTTCAGCACGTGAAGTTCCTGATACTTTGCTTTTGCCTATCGCTCAGTACAACGACATTGCTTCACGCCGTATCGGTGAAGATGGCACAAAAACTTTGATGAAGTACATTCTTGAAAACAGTCCTTACATCAAGAAAATTGACTGGCTTTCAGAATTGAAGAATTTCGGAGCCGGCAGCACAAACCGCGCTCTTGTAGGACGTTTTGACGAAGAACATCTTACACTTGAAATTCCTCAGCCATTTGAGCAGTTCGAGCCACAGCAGGAAGGCATGGATTTCACAATCCCTTGTCATTCTGAATGTGCCGGAACAATTATTTACTATCCGCTTGCTTTTGCTTATGCGGACGGTATTTAATCTGTAATTCTTGAAACCGGAATTCTGCGGAAGTTTTTTAAGGCTTCCGCAGAATGTTTTTTATTAATCATAAAACAGAGGATGGAAATTTTATGTTAATTAAATACTTGCCAAAAGTAGAACATTTGAAGTGTGTAGTACTTACACCGAAAGAAGGACTGGAACTTAGCCGCAGCATGGTACAGCTTATTCCTGGAACTAACGAAGTTACAGATGACGAATGGAAAGCAATGCGCGGAAACATTCAGGCAGAACTTGAATCCGGAGAAATCAAGCTTCTTGCACAGAAACTTGAAAACGGAACAAAGGCTAAAAACCTGAAAGAAATGTCAGTAGCGAATGCAGTACGTTATGTTAACGAGTGCAACAGCCCTGATACACTGAAAAAGTGGTACAGCGAAATCACGAAGGAAGAAGTTCGTCTTGCCATTACAAAGAAAATGCAGAAACTCGGTGTTGAACCGCCGGAGGATAAAATCCCTGATGATGAAGAAGAAACAGTTTCTGCAGCCGATGACGAAGACGATGACGATGACGATAAAAAGGCTTCTGCTAAAAAGGCGGCAGAAGATGATGATGACGAAGATTTGGAAGCAGATCTTGCAACAAAAACAGTTGATGAACTTAAAGCTCTTTGTGAGAAAAAGGGAATCGACACAAAAAAGCTCACTAAAAAAAGTGATCTTGTAGAAGCTCTTATGGGAGCAAAGGACTAACACTGATGATGACGGCTGAACAGATTATCCAGACTATCTGCAAAGAACTTGCAGATAGTCCATCCTTATCTCAATATTTGCAGATAGCAACGGAAAGTTTGTCCAGCCGTTTTTTCGGGAAGTTGTACAATCAGGCTGTTGCATATAAAGCCTGTCATTTATTTACGCTTACAAAACCTTCTGAACTTAATCAAATGACAGACGTCGGAGGCGGAAGTGTAAACCGGCTTAAAGAAGGCGGAATTGAAGTTGGGTTCAATTCAGCAAACAGCGAAAAGGAATTGACTTCGACAAAATACGGAAGAATGCTTTTAGACCTTATGAATTCAAGACCGACAATGTACGCAACCAGAAACTGCCGTCCGCCGCTTATCTTATATCCTTTACTTTAGGGAGGGGGTGTAAGATGTTGTTATTTCCAAATGCAACAATATACGTTTCAGCTCTTACCGTTACCAAAAATGATGAAGGAACTAAAATCAAAACGTATGATTTTGATAATCCTTTAGAGAATTTTCAATCTGACGTCCAGCCAAATGTTTTGACCCGGGCACAAATTGAACTTTATGGATTAAACGCGAAAACAGCAAACACAAAAAAGTGTTTTTGTAATATATCAGATGGTAATTTTATGGCTCTAGGAAATAGAGCCAAAGTTGTATATAAAACCGGCGCGGTTGAGTATTATGATATACAACCTGTAAATATTTGGAGATTTCATAAAGAATTTCTGTTGATTCCAGTGGAGAATGAAAATGCCTAAAAATATTGATTTGAATGACTTTTCCGATTTTCTAGCAAACAGAGCTTCAGGATTGTACGATAATCTTGAAAAGTCAATAAAGCTCTGCGGTGAAAAAGTGAGAAGTGATATTCAAAACAATATGGCTCATACTCCGCGAAATATGGAACGTACTTATTACACGAACAACAAAACAAAAGGACATCATCCGTCACTTCCAGACAATCCGCCGGCCCCGGACACTGGCAATTTGCGTGAAAGCATTCGCTATGAAGTTCATAAGGAAGGCAAAGAGGTTTATGGGGTTGTAGGTAGTACGCAAAAAGACCCAAACTATGCTGTTTACACGGAATATGGAACTACCAAAATGGCCCCGCGCCCTTGGCTCAGACCGGCTATGAGAGATAATAATGAATTTATCCGGAGTAACATTGCAAAGGCTGTAAAAGATACTTTAATTGGGGGGAATTGATGATAAATGCAAAAAAACTATATAAAAAAATTTTCTCCGATGAAAGAATAACTTCTGTTATACCGGAAGATAACATTTTGAATGCTTATCCGGCCAAAGTAGAAATTTTTCCTTGTATAATTTATCTTGATGATAATCAGAGCGATGGGGAATATTCAGACAATAAATCCGGGGCAAGCGGTTGTTTGCTTACAGTTCATATTTTTTCTAAAAAAATAACCGGATATGTTAGCACGGCCAATGTTGCGGTTGTTATAGCAAACGTGTTAAATGAAAAACTTTGGAATTGTTCTCAAAATAGAGAAGTTGGTGACCCTAACCCTGATACAGAACATCGGGTTATGATGTTTAATAAGTCAATTTTTAATTGAGATAAATATTCTAAAATTGGAGGATAGGAAAATGGAAGAAAGACCACGAATTGGTTTGAGCGGTTTGGTGCTTGCTGAAGTGCTTTCCGACGATGAAAACGGTGTTGTTTATGGAACACCTTTCAAAATCCCGGGAGCAGTTGTTGCAACAATCAACCCAAATTCTAGCGTAGAAACAGACTACGCTGATGATGGTGCCTTCTTTGCTCAAAATAACAGAGGTAACACAGAATTGTCTCTTGAGATGATTGATATTACTCCTGAGAATGAAGCAAAGATGTTGGGACAGAAAAGAGTAAACGGTGTCACAATTGAAACCGATCTTGACCAGTCACCTTATTTTGCATTTGGTGCAAAAGTACTCATGGCAGGTTCAGACGCAAATGGTGACGCAGTTTACACATACCTTTGGTATGCAAAAGGTAAATTCTCTGTTCCTGAAAGTGGTGGTGAAACAAAACGTGATTCGATTACTTTTGGTCACAAGAATCTTACAGCTCAGTTTGTTAAAACTCAATTTGTTCCTGACGGACAGAAGAGCGGAACAATTGGTGCTAAAGTAAGAACTGATGACCCGGATGCTCCAGCATCTCTTATTGAGAATTGGTTCGATGCTCCGGTTATTTCCGTTGCTCAGAACACTGGTGCATTTACAGTAACAGCTGCTGCTGGTTCAAATAACACAGTTATTTTGACCGGTACAAAGGCAGGCGGTGCTAATGTTTCATTTGGTAGAGCTTCTGCAAAACTTGGTGAAACAATTATTGTAACAGACGCAAGCGGCGAGTTTGTTGAAGGTTCTATCGCATTCGGTGGAACTGCAACCGCTCCAACAATCACATTCACACCGGCTGAAGATGCAAATGCTCCGGCAGCAGTAACTGTAACAAGTGGATTGAAGGACAACTTTGGAATTGGTGCTACACCAATGACAGAAACAAGCCTTTAATGAATTATTTTTTACCTTCCCGGTTAATTTTTAGCCGGGAAGAATTTCTATTTTAAGATAAGGATGGACGAAAATGGAAGAAACAAAAGAACTTGACAAAGTACAGCCAGAAAAGGTTACTTTGTTTATTCACGGAAAAGAACGTGAAATCAAATTTGGTTTTTCAGCTTGGGGAAAATTAGAGAAAGAATATGGTGGAATTCAAAACATCGATAAATTGCAGAAGCAAATTGAAGAAACGCCTTTTGAAACAATTCCTCATTTGCTTTTCTTAGGCCTGAAAGATAAATCAGCATATACTGATTCTAAAGGCAACAAATATCCCGAAGTAACTGAAGAAAATATCCTTGAAGATTACGGAATGGCAGACATACAGAAAGTAACTGAAGTGTTTACAAAAGCACTTTATGGTTCTTTGCCTCAGGGTGATGAAACAGAAAAAAAACCGGAAACGGAAGCATAAATGAATTTCCTTGGTCATACCTTTTAACTGAATGTTTGTTATTGGGTTTGACTGAGGAATACTTTTGGGAATCCGAGCCGAAAAAAATAATTGCTTTAATTGACCAAAAGAATGAAATTGAAAAAATAAAAAGTAAAAATTTAGCAATTTACATTGCGAGTTATGTTTGGGGAAAAGATCCGGACGAAATGGAAAAGAAAGAACGTGGGCCAATTCCCGGAATTGATATACCTATAGATGAAAACCTTGTTAATAAACTAATGTAAAGGAGAATAAAAATGGCTGACGCAGATTTTAGTGTAAAAGCAATAATTAGCGCTCAAACTTCTCAATTTGAAAAGGGAATGAAAAATGCTCAGTCTTCAGTTAATTCTCTTTCAAAATCAATAAGTAATATTACAAATTTAGTTAAAAAAGCATTCGCATTTACCGGGGTTGTGGTTGGAACAAAAGCAGTAGTTGATTTTGGAAAATCTTGCGTTCAATCAGCAAACCAGGCCTCAAAAGCATTTAACATTCTTGATAATACAGTTAGAGCAACCGGCGCTGATGCTTGGACTTCAACAGAAAAACTAGTTGAAACTTCAAAAACTCTTTCAAATTCTACAAATTATTCTGTAACCGAAATTCAAAAGATGCAGTCTGTCTTATTGGGATTCACCAATATAACAGGAGAGGCATTTGACGGAGCAAGTGAAGCAGTACTTGATATGGCGACAGTCATGGGGATGGATTTAACATCAGCGGTTCAAACAGTTGGTAAAGCTCTTGATGATCCAATAACCGGACTGGATTCTTTACGTAGACAAGGTTTCAAATTTACCGATGAACAAAAAGAAGAACTTGCTCAACTTGTAAGAAATGGGGAACAACTTAAAGCTCAAAAAATAATTCTTGATACTTTAGCAATATCTTATGGCGGAGCAAGTAAAGCCGGTCAAGATTCTTTTGCAAAACAAAGACATGCTATTGAAAATTTCCGGGATACTTTAGGTGGAAAATTGATTCCGATAGTGCAAATTTTTGCAGAAAAAAGTTCAACAGCATTTAATAACTTAACTGAAATAATTTCAAAAATGGATTTTACTCCGGTAATAAATGTTGTGAAAAATTTAAATAACGTATTCACAAACACTTTTGAAAAAATTTCAAATCGTTTAAGAAGCGTAAAAGATGAAATGACTGATTTTATTTCAAGATTTAATTTCAAACCAATCATTTCAGTTCTTGACACGTTGATTGGTGTCCTCGCTGGAATAATTTCTAAATTCAAAGAAATGAATTCACAGAAACTTGAAGTGTTTGATAAGTTGAAAGAATCTTTAGTTGATTTCAGCAATTCAGAAACATTTCAAAATATTGTCAATTTCGTAAATAAAATTATTGACGCAGTTTTCTTCTTATGGTCTGAAATTCAAAATATTGGAATGGAAATCAGAAATTTGGTTGTAGATAAAATTATTGAAATTTGGGGCAAAATAAAAGAACTTTTTCAAAATGGACAAAACGCTCTTTCACAAAGCGGTCAGGACATCGCAAGCTGGGGAGATTTATTTTATAATATTTTGAATAACGCTTTTAGAAGTTTTCAAGACTTTTTTGGAATGATAAAAGCGTTAATTCACGGTGATTGGACTGTCGCTTGGCTATACGCAAAATTAACTGTAATGAGGACTGCTGATAGTATTCTTAATTTGATTTCCACAATCGCAAACGCTTTCCCTAAGTTAATTAACGGAATGATTGATTTGTTAAACAAACTCATTGGTGAAGTAAATAAAGTTAGAGGTTGGTTTGGTCAAGACCCACTTGGCTTGATTGAAGCTTTTGAAAGTGTAGACCTTTCAAAGAAAACCGGTCTTGAGCAGAAAATAGAAGATACTGAAAAGAAGATTCAGGAATTAACCGGAAAATCTGCGGACATTACAATTGAAAATTTGAAAGGTGTTTCAACTAAATTTTCCGGATTTACTCAACACGCTTTGGGTGTAATTAAAAATTTGACTAAAGGAACAAAAGATGAAACTGAAAAACAAAAAGAATATTTTTCTGATTCACTAACTTCAACAGAATCTGAATATAAAAAATTTTCTGAATGGGACTTAAAACTATTAAATCAGCGTTTAGATGGTTTAAAAGAATATTCCAAAGAATATCACGAAATAACTTTACAGATAATTGAGGAAGAGAGAAAGAAAGCCCTTGAGGCAGATAAAACCGGAGTTGAAAAAGATAAAATCAATGAATATTATAACAAAGAAATTGAAAAGGAAAATAAACGACACACTGAAGCCGTTATGGGTGAAGTTGGTCTTGTTGTAGAAGGTGTGAGAAACGCTTTTTCAAAAATCGCATCTTTTGTAAAAAATAATTTCTCAAAAATAAGTAATTTTATTAAAAACGCTTTTTCAAAAATCGCATCTTTTGTAAAAGAAACATTTTCAAAAATAGTTAGTTTTTCTTCATCTCTTGTTAAATCAGTAACCGGCCTTTTTGAAAAATTATTTGAATTTAATCCTGACGAATTCATACAGAATTTATTGGAAGTTGAAGATTCAATACTCACTTTCTTTGTGCAAACTTTACCAAATTTGCCTGCAACTTTTGAATCGGCTTTTGAATCTGTAATAGTTCTTATTGATAATTTAATAAATTCTATTGATTGGGGTAAAATGTCAGAAATATTATCCAGCCTGGTAAATACTTTTGTGAATAATGTTCCAAAAATTACCAGCGGAATTTTGAATTTATTTTCAAATCTGATAAAAACTCTTTCAACATTCTTTGAAAAAAATTCATCGGTTATAGTCAAATCCATAGGTGATATGTTTACATCAGTTGTTCAATTTTTACCGGGATTATTTACTAATATTGAAGAGGCCATAATCGCAGGAGTTAGCTCTATAGGAAATTATCTTACAGACGAGAAAGAAACTTTTGCAGATGGATTTAATGAATTATTCAGCTCTTTATTTTCAAGTTTGAGTAATATTGCAGAAAATCTAGCTAAAAACATTGAACCGATTAAAAACATAATTTCTGAAACCTTGACTTCATTGATTGAAAATCTTTCAAAAAATTTACCTTCAATACTCACTAGTGTTTGGGATATTTTTAGTGGTATTTCAAACGGAATAGTTGAAGGATTAAATGCGGGAATGCCAGCAATAGATGATTTTGAAAAAAAATTACCGGAAGTCATAAAGAAAATAATTACAGATGTTTCAAATAATTTAGGAAATTTTGAAAGTGTATTGGATGGAATAACCGGAGTATTTGAAACTTTCATTGATTCACTTTCTGAAAATGAAATCTTTACAAACTTAAGTGAATTATTCAGTAAAATTTTAACAACGATTGTAAACTCAATAAGCAATATAATACCATCAATGACAAAAGCTCTTGATGAAATTATACCGGCTTTGGGCAAATTTATTTCAGATTCAATACCTAGTATTATTGATTTGATTGTAAATGTAGCAATTATGATTGTGAAAGAAGCTCCGAAAATTTTGCAGGAATTGATAAAAATGTTACCAATCATAATTAAAGCTATAGTTGAATCCATCCCAAAATTATTCTTGGAAGGTTTACCGGATTTGATTTCAGGTTTAATTACTTTGATTCCTGATTTATTAAATGCTGTTTTACAAATCACAATGGAATTGATTAGACATCTTCCCGAAATAATCGCGATGTTCATAAAAGGTTTAATCCTTGGTTTTGCTCAAGTAAATTGGTGGGAAGTAGTTAAATCAATTTTTCAGGCTTTTATTGATGGATTCAAAACTTTATTTGGTATTCATTCACCTTCTACCTTCTTTCAGGAAATGGGCGGTTATATGGTTGAAGGTTTACTCAACGGACTTAAAAATGTTGGTGAATTTATGCTAAACATATTTACTAAAGCATGGGAAGGAATTAGAAATGTTTTTGTTAATATCGGCGATTGGGCAAGCGGTGTTTGGACAAATATTAAAAATGGATTCAAAAATGTAGGCGGTTGGTTCAAAGACACTTTTGAGCCGGCAGGTAGTGCGATTAGAAATGCTTTTGTTAATATCGGCGATTGGGCTGCAAGCCGATGGAATGACATTAAAAACGGATTCAAAAATGTTGGAGATTGGTTTTCTTCAACATTCGTAAACGCTAAAATGTCTATTAAAAATGCTTTTTATGACATCGGCTCTTGGGCTTCAAATATATGGAATACTATTAAAAATGGATTTAAAAATGTAGGCGATTGGTTCAAAACTACTTTCCAAAATGCTTATTTTGGTATTAAAAAGGCTTTTCTTGGAATAGGTGAATGGGCAAGTGGAATGTGGGGTAATATTAAAACCGGATTCTCAAATGTAGGGGATTGGTTCAAAACTACTTTTGAATCAGCCAGGACAAAAATAAAAGACGCATTTTCAAACTTAGGCACTTGGGCTTCAAATAGATGGGAAGATATTAAAAATGGTTTTACTAATGTAAAAGATTGGTTTAAAACTACCTTCCAAAACGCTCGAAATGGAATGGAAAATGCATTTAGTAATATTAAATCTTGGGCTTCAACCGCCTGGGACAATATAAAAACAGGATTCTCAAATGTAGGGAACTGGTTTAAAACTACTTTCCAAAACGCAAGAAGCGGAATGGAAAATGCATTTAGTAATGTTAAATCTTGGGCTCAATCTGTCGGAGATAAAATAAAAAGCGGTTTCCAAAAAGTTGGTGACTTCTTCTCTAACTTGTGGGATAAAATTACCGGGAAAGATAAAGACAAAGAAGTTAAAATTACTTATGTTGCAACAACCGATGAAAGGGATAATTTAATCAGCGGCGGCGGTGTAGGTTATTATGCAACTGCAAGCGGTGTAGGTGCAACTATAAAAGGATACGCAAAAGGAACTCAAAACGCTCTTAAAGGGTTACATCTAGTTGGTGAAGCTGGTCCAGAACTTGTAAGATTCAGAGGTGGAGAGCAAGTTTTGAATAATCGGCAAACACAAAAAGCGTTATCGCAAGCAGGAACTACAATCAATCAAAATGTAACTTTCAACAATTTACAAGATACAACCGCCTTTGCTATGATTCAGCAATTGAAGCAATATAACAGACAAATGGCAATAAACGGTATAATTTAGGAGTAGAAAAAATGAGAAAACTAATTTGGCAAAATTCTTTAGGTGATGAAATCAATTTGACTAAAGCTCCGTTTGGTATAACTAATTGGGAAGGATTTTCCAATGCCCCTCTTAATATTCAGAGCCAGCAGGTTCCAATGCAAGATGGTTCTGTTTTTTTAGATGCTCTAATTGAAAACCGGGATTTAAGTGTAACGTTGTCTATTTGTGATAATAATGACCTTGAAAAACGTTATGAATTGGAAAGACAGTTAATTCACATTTTGAATCCAAAGTTTGGTGAAGGTTATTTGATTTATACAAATGATTTTACAAGTAAAAGAATAAAATGCATTCCACAAATTCCTTTATTTCCTAATAAAAACAGTAATGAACCGGGAACTCAAAAAGGTGAATTGAGCTGGACTGCCTGCTCACCTTATTGGGAAGATTTGGAGGAAACAAATGTATTCATGAAAGCCGGTTCAAGAGCTACAATTGAAAATAAAGGCGATGTTCCTTGTGGTGTAAAAATTGATTTATTTACAAATAATGTTACAAACCCACAAATTAAAAGTTTTACAGAAAATAAAAAAATTAAATTGAATGGTATTTTTCAAACCGGAATAAATATTGATACTAATATGGGACAAAAACAAATTACTAAAGAGGATTTAATCTTTAATTTATCCAATATTGGTGTAATTTTACGGTCAGTAACTTATAGTTCAGAATTAGGTTTATTTGTAGCTGTAGGTGACTCAGGAACTATTCTAACAAGTTCTGATGGAATAAACTGGACTAGTAGAACAAGTGGAGTTTCAACTAATTTACGGTCAGTAACTTATAGTTCAGAATTAGGTTTGTTTGTAATTGTTGGAAACTTAGGAACTATTCTAACAAGTTCTGATGGAATAAACTGGACTAGTAGAACAAGTGGAGTTTCAACTGATTTACGGTCAGTAACTTATAGTTCAGAATTAGGTTTG